GCAGGAAAAGGTAATGCTGCAGAAGTTTTTGCTAAACCTGCTGCACTATCTGCTGCTCCCTCTGTTCCTTTTAAAGTTGCTTTTGTAACAGTTTGCTTTGCAGAAAATAAAGTTGATTTCATTTCCATTATCATTTCTTTTAATGCCAATGCCTGTTTTGCAACTAATATTGCTTTTCCTAATTTACTCTCTGCTCCTGCTATTGTAACTAGATCATTAAATGTTTTTTCTTTTTGTGCCCTTTTTTGTTCTTCTAATCCTTTTTCTGCTTCTGCAATTTCTGTTGCTCTTTCTAGATTTGTTCTATCTGATTCAGCCATAAATTCATCTAGAGCAATTTGTGCATCTACTTTTGCCTGAGTACCCTCATTAGCTTCATCTAATATTCTTTGTAATCTTGCCATCTGCAATTCTTGTTCCTCAGCATCAATTTCTTTCATTCTTTCTAACCTTAAAACATCTGATTCTATTTGCTCTGCATTTAATCTCTTTTTTTCTATGCTTAGGTTAGCTTCACTTTCTAATTTAGAATTTGTGAGTTCTATTTTCTCTTTGTCTAATGCTAAATCATTTGCTTTGAATTCTGATTCAAATCCTGCTATTGTTGCCTTTACTGCTGCCAATTCATTCTCTGCTTCTATCTGTGCTTTTTTAAACTCTATATTATTTTTGTCTTTTGCAAGTTGAGCATTTGCAGCATCCAGAGAAATTTGAGCATTTTCTAACATTAATTTTTGTTGTTTAGCTAGATTATCTCTCAAATCATTATTTGCTTTAATTCTATCATCAACGCTATTTCTTTCTTCATCTCTAATTTGTCTCAATTTTTCATTCTCAAAATCAAACTGCTCTAATAAACCCTGATTTCTAGCTGCTGCTAGTTCTGCACTATTTGCTAATTCAACATTCGCTGCTGCTGTTTTAATAACTTCTTTTGTATAATTTGAAACTGATTTAGCAACTTCATCAAATGAATCATCCACACCTGTAAAAACATCAACTGTTTGTTTTCCTGCTTCTTTGACATCTGCCATTGCACCAGAAAAATCTCCCTCAAATACTTTTTTTATTGCAGATCCTAAAAAACCTAAAACCTCTAATGCTTGATTAAATCTATCTATAATTCCTTGCTTTATACTATTAGAAAAATCTTTTAAAGTTCCTAATGGGTCTTTAAATAATGCATCCATGAATTGTTTAACCTTATCAATATTTCCAACTAAAAGATTTACTAGGTCATTTAAAACAAGTGAAACTGCTTCTGTTGCAACTGCAAAGAAATCCACCACTTTCTGATTCTCACTTAACACTTCTTTAAACTTATTAAATATGCTAACAGCAATTCCAACAATTCCACCAATAGCCAATGCACCTTTTAAAGTTTTTCCCAAACTAAAAGAAGATTTTGATGCATCTTTTGCACCCTTTTCTAATGCAGACATTCCTGCTTCTGCATCTTGACTTGTTGTTTCTAAATTTTTATTCAGATCAACAATAGTTTTATTAACATCTTCAATATTTTTAGTTGACTTTTTAGTGTCAGCTACTAATTCAAATTCTATCTTTTCCATTTTATTTCTGTTTTAAATTGTTTCCATCCCTCTCTTATAGTAGTGGGCAGTTTATGTTTACCCTGAGCAATTTTAATATTCTCAGTTTCTCCTTTTGCTATTTGTAATGCTCCTATAATTATTTTTATCATGATACTACATTTAAGAGTTCTATATCACTTTTGCCATTTGTTAAATTTGTTTTAAGTGAGTTGATTATGTATTCTTGTGAGCCAATACTCACTCTGTCATTCATCTTTAAATTATAAATAATTTTTAATGGTAAATAAGCTGTGATTTTTGTTATTCTTCTTTGTTCAGCAAATACATCATTTATGTATGTGCTATAAAATTGGTCAAATAAGTTTTCTGTAAATGCGAAGTTTCTTGTGAATTCATTTCTTTCTGTTATAAAATGTATGTTCTTTTTGCTTGACCCAGAGCTTATTGCTAAACTATTTGATGGAATATTGTAAGCAGTTTGCTGTGTTTTGTTTCCTGATTCAAAACCAAATGAAATTGATGTTGCACTTGTTTGATGAATAGCATAAAAAATTAAAGGCAAACCATGTGTAGCATTTCTGCTTTGGTCTACACTCCATCCCCATTGTATATCAGTAGCACCACCACCTGAAGCATTAAATAATCTTTCAAATTGCATATGTTCAAATGGTATCTCAACTTTATAAGAATCGCCTGGTGCTGTATATTTAGCTTGTTGTAGTGAATAACTATTTGATCCCCATTCTCTATTATCTAATTGTTGATATTGAACTGCTAAAAATGTTTTTAATCCTTTATATTGAAATCCAACTTCTTTAAAAGGCAAAGCTACATTAACCTGACTTTTTGTTTTATCTATATATTCATCTAATGCCCATGCTTCTGTTCCAACAACAACCCCTTTTCCTGAAGCATAAAAGCTGTCTAGTGTTTGCACTTTTATTGTTCCATTATCTTCAACAAATGCAGTTAAATTAAACATCTTAAATAAAGCAGTTAAGAAATCAATAATTTTCATTTTAGGAATTTGTTGAGTTATAGTAAACTCAAATATGGTGCTTGTACTAAATAATGACCCACTTCTATATTCATCTGTATATCCACCTAGTGGTCCACCTGATGGACTTTCGCCACCAAGAAAACCTTCAATCTCCCATCTAATATTTCCACTATTAAAAGTAGTAGTTGATGATGATGCAATAAATATTGTATAAGTACCTGCTGTAAGTGGAAAATCTGATTGTGTGATTGTTTGTTGATTTTGCACATCATTTTTCTGAGCAACTAATTGAGATCCCCTATAAACTTGAATGTTATAAAGATTAGTTTGATTAGGAATAAATGTTATTGTATGTGCTAAAATATTATTAGGACTTGTAACCAAATCGCCAATGACTGTGATTGCACCATTCTGCACAGATGTTTGCTGACCTAATGTTGAAGATGAAGAAAATATAGGAAAATTTGTTAGTTGCTTATATTGTAATGATACTTGTTCAGCAGGTTCAACATCTCCTTTTTTTCTGTGTAACCACATATAAAGATTGTAATATGCTAAATTAGTTGGATTGAAAAAATCATTTGAAAAAACTATGCTACTAGGATATCCATTTGCTGTTGTATATTTGGCTTGTATTTCTGTTATAATCCTATGTAATCTTAAAGCATATTTTAATTGTTTCCAATAAACCTGATTAGCAGAAGAACTATTTACCCAACGAACATTTCCATTTCCTTGTGCTGCTCCTGAGCTGTTATAAAATAATTGATCTGTATGTGTTATAAGTGGAACAATTAAATCTCCATTAGTTCCATTAGTTGATGGGTTTTGAACTAAATAATATCTTATTAATGAATCTGTATAATTCTCATTTAAATCATCCAAAGCACCTAAGTCTTGTAATTCATCATCCTCTAATAATGTTTTGAGGTTTACTGTTTCCCCAAAAAATGTAATCTTATAAGCATGTAATTTATTATTTTTTAATTCTGTTCCATCTAATCTGACTGACCCTTTTTTGAAAGGAATATTATTTAATTCTATTTTAGCAGGAACTCTATTCCTCGCATCAAATGTATTTGTAATATTAAAATTATTATAATGTCTAAATAATTTGTTGTTTTCTTTGGATGCAGGTATTGTAAATGTTTGTGTAAAGTCAGTAAATATTTTAGCTAGATCTCTAACATTCTGAATTGATTGAGTTAATGAAACTGTTTCATCTTTAAATAAATCAACCCTTTGATATGTTACTTGATTAGGATCATAATTGCTATCTATATATAATTGTAATGTCTGCATTATCTAACATTATTTATGTAATCAGCAGCTAGTTCAAAATCCATTGTATATTCAATTAATCTATCATTCAATTTTGTTTTTTTTCTAAATTGAGATGTCTTAATTGTTACAGGTCTAACCACATCACTATTTGGGTTTGTTTGTGAATCATTAGAAATCCAAATTTGTTCTGATAATAATAATTCTTCAAACCATTGATTACACCACTCTGGATAATAACCTGAGCTTAATGTCATTGTCTGATTAGCTGTTGTATTAAATGGAGTTACCATATGATTGCTTGTAACATAGCGACCATCTTCTGTTATTATACTTCTTTTATATGTCTCTGATTTTTTATTTATTGTTTCTGTGTCTTTTAAGAAAAACCATAGTTCTTGTATTACACCATATTTATTTACAAATCTGACTTTATTTCCAAAATTATACTTTGTACAATTTACCCTCACAATGTTTAATTTTATTCCTGCATTTGTTCCTGTAGCTTCTGTGTCAGTTGATCCAAATTTATAATATTCTGCTGTACCATTTGATTTTATTAATGGAACATAACCCTGATATCCTGTTGGTATAAAAACATAAAATCTCTCATTAACACTTGTTGAGTCTGGGTCAAAAGAAATTAGCCATGTTGGTGCAGATTTTACTACAGTAGGGCTTGATCCCTCCATAAATGTCCCATATCCATCATACCCTGTATCAGCAAATGCTGCTGAATTTAAAGCTGAGCCACTTCCATCAGTTGAAGCATGAGAGCTTAAAGCTATCACGATAGATATTGTTGGGCTAAGTGGTGTAGCTGAATATGCAATGTTTATATAATCTCTACATAATTCTGCAATTTCAAAACCAACTACTTGACTTCCTGAGCATTCTTTTACTATTGTATATCTTAATGTTCCATCAATAGTTATTGTCATTAAAGCACTATTAGCATTTGCATGTGATGTAAATGATTTATATTGTGGGCTTCTTAATACTATATTTGCCATCTTCTATTTTTTTATTCCTAATATTAATTGTCTTTCCACATCTATTTTAAATGCTTCTAGAATCTCACTAGGTAGTTTTTTAAATTCTTTTCTAAATGCTTTTGAGAAAAATAAGGTTGGTTTTAATCCCTGAGCAAATATGCTTTTCTGAATCCAGAAAGCTATTGATCTATAATTTCCTTTTTGAAATCTACCTTTTTCATCTCTAAATCTTATGTTTTTCATTTTTGCCCATTTCATTAATGGTTGCATGGGTGGCATTTTTGAAGTATATGAAAATTTATTTTTGATTCCATTAGCACCTGTAAATAAAGAATTTGTTGATCTTCCTTTCTGTTTTCCTTTATGTCTTTTGGTTGTTGCCAAACTAGGTTTAGCACCCCAAACACCTGCATCTTGAAACATCCCATAATCCTCCATTAAGAAATCTAATAGAAAAGCATTTTGTTCTATTGTTAAATCACTTTTGAGAGATTTATATAAACTCCCTTTTGCCATGTCATTTTTTTGCAGATTTATTTTTGCTGAATTAATGACTGCTTCTCCAAACTTTTCTAATGCTTCTTTGACTTCTTTATATTCCATCAGCAAATTGTTATATCATTATAAATTACAATTTCTAAATCAGCAGTCCATCCTGCTAATTCATTCTCAAACCTATCATAAAAAGGTGTGCAATTAGGATCTCCAACTAATTGATATTTATCTCTATGCAAATCTCCTTTTCTTAATGTCATGATTAGTTTATTTAATACAGCTAATTGAGTATTCAAAACATCTTGCTCATTATTATTTCCAACAAATAAATCTGTAGTTTCTAATTTACTTCTGCTGACAATATCCATAGCTAATATGCTAATATTAAAAGATAATGTTTGTTCTGAATCTGTAACACTATTTATAATTATGTGGCTTAGTGGAAATATATCTTGCTTTTGTAAATTAACATTACTCAAGTTTCCTGTTGTAACTGTATTGACATCAATATTATCCAACAGAGCATTCTTAATTGTTTCTGTTAATTGATAAAAACCTCTTATTCCCTGATTGCTCATTTTTTAAATTTTTTCTTTATTTGATTTGCTTCTAATTCGTTTTTTTCTTTTAAATATTCTAACATCATAAAACATTCATGAGCCTTTAATTCAGTGATATTTTCAAATCTTCTAATATCCCCTTTAGCGAGTGAGAAAATTGCTTGATACCATCCCCATTTAGCATTAAATCCTGCTGCTGCTGATAAGGTATTTTTTTGATCTCCCTCTCCAAATAGCGATTCATAACTACTGACAAGTCTTTCCCTAAATGATAGAAAAAAAAAACTGATGAAATTACTGCATCCAAAGGCATATCTAATAACAGATCCTTTGTATTGACATCATATTCTTTGATTGTATATCTCTCTCCTTTTTTTTCTTTTATGGGTCTATATAAGACATTCATTGCTGTATGAATATTTTCCCAATCTCCTAAATAAGTATCAAGATCAATATATTCTCCAAAACTCATTTCATCTAAATCAGGAATAAATCCATATTCTATTCCATTCATACTGAATTTAGTAACCAGATTAGGTTTCTGTGTAAACATTTCTCCTAGTATTGCTGTTACTTTGTCTGCATCATTAAATTTGATTTTTAAAACATTCTCATGGCTGACCTCACAAAATATTTCAATCATTTTAATTTGTAAAAATCTTTCATCTACATCTTCTGTATTAAGTTTCACAAACTTTTGATATTTTCTTAGAGTGATTTCTGAGAGTTTATTAGGAATATTTAATCTTGCTTTCATAATGTTATACTTGTATAACGAAAAATAAGCAAAATTTTACTAAAAAAAAAGGAGGCAAAGATCCTAAGACCTTTAAACCTCCTATCCAAACCACAAATTAATATTTATAGATGGTATTCGTTTTTTTCTACATCCTCCCAAACTGCTTCATTAATTGAATCAAAAATTTGACCAGATAAAATATGCTGAACATATAAATCATGACTGCATTTGATTTCCTCTCCATCCTCTGATGTATAAGATATTAAATTAACTGAAATAATTTCTATATTATCAGGATCAGGAGGTTGCATATAATCTCCTGCAAATGTAGATTTTTCATATATGTAATTAACTACAAATAAAAACTCCTCCCATTCATATTCCATTTCTTTTTCCATATTATAAATCTTTTAAATTATTATATTTTTCTTTTAACTCTCTCAATTCTAACATCACTTTATTTTTATCATAGCGATAATCACTAGATGCTCTTTTATATGCTTCTAGATCATGTTGCAAACTAATAATATAATGAGTAGTTCTGACTAAGACATTCGCTAAACTTTGTAGATCCTTATTGTCTGGTTTTTTTTCTAACCAATTTTTTACAAGTGTTGATGCTAAAAGCATATCAGCATAATATTCTAAATCTTTGAGGTTTTGGATTTTGTCCATAATTAAATTTATTACTTTATTAAATCTAAATCAAGCTGATCAGCAACATAATTAATATGTTTTTGAGTTGTTCCTGACCAATATCCTAATTGTAATAATTTATCTCCTGCAATCATAGCAACATGAGTATTATAAGACCAAACTTCATTTCCTCTTATTGATAGATTTTGTTTATACTTATCTAATGTGTAGATATTATTGGATGTTTGTAAGTATACTTTTGACATTATATAATTTGTTTTGTAGTTTATTAAATTCTTCTTTTGAACTAGCATATCTCATAGCTAATTCTAATATTCTGATTTCATCTCTAAGATCATCAGCTTGTGTTCTAAATTGTTTCATATTTTATTTATAAAATCAATAAGGGATCTTGGTTATGATAGAGCGACATCTAATTTTTACAGGGCTCGCACCTGACATCTCCTAAACTTTCCCCCTCATTGATATTCAAATATAACACTTATTTAGTTATAAACAAAAAATTTAATAAGTATTTTTTAGTGAATAGAATATTTTCCAAAATTTGGTCTAGATAATATGGAGTAAGTCGCATATCTACATGGATCAATAATATGGTTATGTAAATCCTCTGCTATATTAATCATCTTTCCAGATTTATCTTCTTTCCATTTATAATTCCTAAATTCCTGAATTGCATTATTTGAATTACTTGTTATATGAATCTTATATCTTTTTAATAAATCAATTCCTGCATTAACTGAATCTCTCCCCTTTATACTTGGATGAATATTATGACCCATTTTTCTCAATTCAGAAATTAATCTTGGCTCTGCTGAATCAGCATATATTGGATTGCTTAACAAATTCTCTGATCTTAGAAATTGATTAATATCATTAGTAGTCATTTGAGTTCTATATAGATGCTCATGAATATAAAGATTATGATCTAATGTATAAACAGAAACCAAAGTTGTAGGATCATGGGTATATCCAAAGTCCATGCCATATGCAATCAGTTTTGCATCACTAGGAACTTTATTAATCTCAACATATCTAAAAATAGTTCTTCTAGAACTTGACCTCTCTCCTAATCCATATATTTGCCAATATTGTTCATCAGTATCTTTTAATCTTTCTATCTCCTCTCTAATTGAATCTTCTAAAAAAGGATTATCTAAATAAGTTGTTTTAAAAAACTGACAATCTTCTCTAGGTATTACTTTGTCATATATCCAATGATATTCATCTGATGGATTAAAGTCAATTATTATTCTTTCCTGAGTTCTAAATATCAGCTGTTGCCAATCCTCCCAATATAATTCATTCGCTTCGTTGATAAAAAGCAAATCTCTTTTTCGCCCTCTGATTTTCTGGCTCTGATCCAAGCTAGTAAATTCAACTAGATTCCCAAATAGATTATATTCTGAATTGGATTTATTATGATATTCCTCTCTGTATATTTGATGGTCTCTGAGGATGTGTAAAAAATCCCTGAGAACAGTTGCTCTTAAACTTGGAAATGTTTTTCTGCATATAGTAACAATCTTTCCAGAATGATTAGTGCAATATTTAAAAATGATATATAAAAGAATATTATAAGTTTTGCCTGATCTTGTACCCCCCTGCTCAACTATAATTTTTGAATCACTATTCTCTAAGTGCTTATAAACTATATTAGTCTGTATCTTCTGTTTTATCAATTATCTCAATTTGAAAGTTAGTAGGCATTCCATCTGCTCCTGTAATCTCCTGTCTTTCTATGTAACCTCTTTTCTTGCCTTTGGTTTTTAGGTAGAAAATAGTTGCTGCTGTTGAATTGTCTGCTATCTGTCTATGTAATTGACTTTCTACAAAATCTAATGCGATATTATCAATGTCCTGAACTTTCTGAGCAAAATCATCATCTTCTTTCATCCACTTATAAAAAGTGCTTCTAGGTACATCTGCTTTCTTGCAAGCCATATTGACCACCCCTAAACTCTGCTCTAATGCTTTTAAAACTGATTCCTTTTTTATGTGTCTACTTTTGTCCATTATAGATTTAATTTTATTGTAAATTCATTTGCTTTTCTTTTGACCTGAGAAATCATTGATGGATATAATTTGATCAAATCTTTAATCGCTTTTCTTTCTATTTGAATTGTTCTATAATCTTTGCAACCTCCATCTTGATCCCAATGGTCATTCTCCCAATGTAAATATCTAATTCCTAGAATCCCCCCTTTGTCTTTTATATGTCTTAAACAAATTTCATAATCTTCTTTTACTACAAAATTTTCATCAAAATAATATTCTCCATCATTTATAATTCCCATCAAAGATGCAGTCACATATGTTCTGGTTAATATAGGTTTGTATGGGTATGATCCTCTAGGGCTTGATTCTGTTCTTGTTCCCCAAATCTTATATCCCATTTGCTCACATAAATCAAAATATTTTAAAAATTCCTCCATCCAAAAACCCTGATCTTTTATTTGTACTTTTCTTGTATTTCTTTTATCTAAAAAATTATAGCCAACATTCTTAGCATCATCATCTATCATGACCACCCACTTCTCCTTGCTATTTTTCAAGATCCAATTTCTAGTAGGTGTAATTCCCCTGACCTCTTTTGGAATACAAACTATATTTTTAACTAATCCTTTATATTGATGATACTCACTTTCTGGAATAAAAAAAGTAGCATCAGGTAATATTTTATTTGTGCTAGTTAATCCTGCTCTGCCTTTACTTGGTACTGCTATTAACATTTAATCTTCTTTTAAATTCATCCCAATATAAAACTCTTTCTAAACTTACAGCATCAAATCCACTTCCTTTTTTATAACCTCCTCGCCTGACCATTTTTAATTTTAATATCTCTTTTAACTCCTCCCAATCAACTGAATTTGGCTCAGCCATTATCAAAATATATTCTTTTGGAGGAACTAATTGAACTGATTGAGGTAATTCAATTTCATCATCATCTTCTAAATTATCTATCTGATCATTTATTGGAAGATCTAAACCCCAATCTTCTAAGAGATCAACATCCCATTCATTTGCTAATATATCCCAATCCCAATCTCCAAAAGATGAATTGTCTTTTATTATAAATTCTTTTTTCTGATCCTCTGTTAATTCATCTGTTTGTATAGCATATATTTCTTTGAGCCCTGCTTCTATGCAAGCTTTATATCTCATATTTCCCCCCAGAATTATATTGTTTTCATCTACAACAATTGGTCTAAGTTTTAACATTTCTGGAAAATCTTTTATTGACTTTACTAATTTATCAAATTTTGCACCCTTTATAAATCTAGGATTTTCAGGATTCATTTTAATTTTATGTATTTTTACTTTTACAGGTTTCATATTATTATAACGAGTTTTGACATTCATTTAATTTATTTTCTAATAATTTCAGTTTGTTTTCTAAATAGTGAACTCTGTCAATCTGATCAATATTTAAATTACTTTTAAAAGAAAACATTTTTTCTAAACTATCTAATTCTTTATTATATTTTTTATACATATAATAATTCTTTACAGAGTGGATGCAACTTGCATGAGTCATGGTTTTATTATTATCATTAAAAAATTTAGCTATATTCAACCATCTCATATTTAATTTTGCTCTTAACAAATAACAAACTAAGGATCTAAATTCTATATATTTTTGTTTTCTTGTATTTTCAAAAACATTGACCCCTGTTTCTTTTATAATTTTATTTGCTATTTCTATTGGTTTCAAATTCTTCATGTTCTTAATTTTAATAAATGATAGCACTCAATATATTTCAATTTAGCTTTTCCTCTATATTCTTTTATAAATAATTCATATAATTTTCTAGTATATTGATATTTACTAGTGCAATCTTCAAAATATTTTTCTGCAAACTTTTTGCCTTTGCCTTTGAAATAATTAACATTATCTGCTGTGTCTCCCATAATCATTTGCTCATAAAAATTATATAAAGCATCTGATTCACTAATATCTAAAATTACTTTATGCTTATAATGATAATTGTAAAGCAAACATGGAAACTGCTTATAATCTTTGTCAATGCTTACTATCATGACTTCATCCCTACCAAATTCATCACTTAATTTTTTCCAATATCTAGCAACCAAATCATCTGTCTCCATTCCAAAGCAATATTTACTATCATAATTATCTTTTACATATTGATGCATAGGATGTAATAATGGTGGAAGAATCTGTTTTTTTCTATTTGCTTTATAATCTGGAGTTATCTGTTTTCTAAAATTTCCTTTTGATCCATTAAAAGTAACAATAGAATCAATAGTATATAATTCTTCCAGATCATTTACTATCTTCATATATTGCTCATTAAATTTGTTTATACTATCCTCCATGTTAGTATAAAAATTATCTGGATATAAATGAAAATTAATATCATTCTTTGACCTATAGCAACTAGCAAAGATCAAGCTGTCTGCATCTATCAATAAAATCATTTCTTTGTAATAAATATAAAAATAATAGTAATCACTAGACCCAATAAAGACCATCCTAGCATTTTATTATTTTTTGTTTGTTGTTTAGGAGATCTGCCTTGATTACTCCTGTATTGTCTCTGTTTTTTTTCCATCTGATTTATGTAAAATTTGACCCTCTAAATCAACAACTATATAATTATGCTCTAATAATAATTCTATTGCTTCATGTATTTTTTTTACTTGTTGTCTATAATGACCAAATATTTGATTCTCAAAAGCATTATGATCGTGTTTCATCTTTTATATTTTTTTAATTCTTTTAATTCATCTAAGATATTTCCTAAATAATAATCTTGCATTTTCTGATTTTCTTTTACAACCTGACTTATTATAAATGGAAGATCCTTAAAAAATTCATCAACATTAATGACCAGATGTTTCTCATTTCCACTCTCCCAATCTCCATGATCAATATGTAATTCTCCATCTCCAACCCAAACATTGTTAGAGTGATGCAGATAATGATTCTTTTTAGCAGATTCTAATCTTTCTTTTAAGTTCTTAATTTGTTCTTTTTGTGTCATAATTTTCTAGGTATTTTAATTGATTTAATATCTTGACTATCTATCAGAGTTAGCACATCTTTACTCCCTGATCTATTATATAATTTATAAAGAGGAAAGTGATTCACATAAACCTTTTCAACTCTATCTTTCAATAGTTGAACTAAATCTTCTCGCCACACAAATAGCCATTGCGATTCTTGTTTAAAAGCAATATAATGAGCTTTTCCAAATGCCCATCCATCAAAGCCATATGGGTTTTTTATTTCAACCCATAAATATTTATCATTTTTAGGTTGACCTCTTTTTAAACTTTTTCTGTCTTTTATATCTGTAGTTATTTGAGTTTCTACAGCTAGAGTAGTGAATGAAATTTTGCCATCAATATGGTCATATTTATTCTCATTAAGAGTAACAGATTCAAATTCTAAATCTTTTAAATCTTGTTCCTCAATAGGATTGTATCTCTTTATAAGTTCCTGAGATAATTTTCTATTATATTCATTCATGAAATAAATATAATAAAAATAAACTTATAAACAAAATGTTTACAACCCTCCTTTATAAATATCATTTAAATCCTGTATCCACCTTTTGATTTCTTTTGGATTACAGGTGCAGGGTTTGTAAAAACTATGCTTTTTATATCTGCTGTGCAAGTCGCATACCAACTCAAACTCCCTACCAGATATTGTTGACCTAGTGGAATTTCTAAATTTTGACCATTTGTCATAATCTTCTTTGTTAAATTTTACCATCTTTTTATCTTAATATTATTTAATGCTTTTTGTCTATCATCACAACCACAATCTTCATATCCTAATTTATTAGCTATCCATTTTGAAATTTTTTTTCCCTGACCTAATGTTAAGACCTTAATAATAAAAGCAATCAGATCTCCAATTTTAATTCTATAATAATCATTTTTCATAATAATTTTTTTAACCTTTCTTTGACCTTTGTATAAGTATTATAAAGAGAATAATAAGGGATATGAGTTTTTCTAGATAGAGATGCAATGCTTTCTCCTCCATTAATTAATTCAAATATTCTTTTGTCGTACCAATACATTTTATCTAATTCTTTTTGAACAGCTTCATATGTTCCTAAATAATCAGGATCATCACTTTTATTTTTTATATTTTCTAATCCCTCTATATAAATATTTTTTTTCTTTCTAGTTAAATCTATAAACAAGCTGTTTAGTGTTCTAAATATATAGTAATAATTTATTTCAGTTTCATTATATCTAATGTCTAATCCTTTTTTTACTTTGATTATTATTTTAACATACATCTCCTGCACCAGATCCTCAGCTATTGCATCATTGCAACCAAATGATTTCACGATTTTAATCCATGTTTTGTGTTTATCATAAAGTTGTTCAATATCTTTTTTCATTTTCTTTTAATGGATCATATAAATCCCCTACTATCTCAGGCAAACCTAAATCATTTATTTTAAAACTAAATGTCTCAAAAGCATATCCCCTACTTCTTTTGCATTTAACTGTTATCCATTCCTTATTAACTGTATTTGCTTCCAACTCAATTTGAGTTTCACATTTTTTTTCTAAGAAAGATCCTAAATGTCCTGTGGGTTTAGAACTTCCATAATTAGAATGTATTACAGTAATGATATGGCATTCGTAAATTGAACTCCATTCCATTAATTTTTGTACACAAGCATTTGATTCTTCTAAATTGTTAACATCTCCCACTAAATCAGCTATGCCATCAATAATAATCAATCCTGTATTCATGATTTTATCTTTTAACAAATACTCAATAAAATCTATTCTCTGCTTAAATCCAATTTGTCTTAATGCATATGTATAATAACATTGTGACCCATCCAGATCTGACATATCAATTGCTCGCTTAAATACTCTCTGAGCATGCCATGTTCCCTGTTCTGTATCTATATGTAAAAGACATTGATCTTTTCTATGTCCTTTAATATCTCCTCCAAAATGATTAGATCCTGAAAGATATACACTGCTTAACAAAGATATAAAAAATGTTTTCTTTGTTTTTGGTGGGCTTTGAACGAATGAAAAGTTGCCATATGTTCCAATAGGTATGGGTAACATTTGACCACCATCTTTAGTTTGTATATATTTTTTTCCTAATGATAATGCGACAGGTGGGTAATCTATTCTTTCAGAATTATCAACTAGACATTCTGCCTCAATTTTTTTCATGAGGATTTCATGTTCTGTTTTGTTTTGCATATTTAAATATAAAAAAAAGGGAGGATAAATTTCCCCCCTTAATTAAAAATGTGAATTATATTGTGAGATGATCAATCCCTGTTCCTCGTTTGGTACAACACATTTAGAAAGGAAGATCATCATTAGCCACTGGCTCTGATGTTTCTTCTTTTTGAGCTAAGACAATATTGCCATCAGTCCAAACAACTTTTCCATTGCCCAGATAATTTTTTGGCTTTTTTGCTTCTCTTTCTTCTTGAGTTTGAGAATCTGTTATCGCTACATTATTTCCATATCTAGATTCATCTGAAACTGATATAGTCAAATTATAGTAAACAGCACCATCTTTGCCTTTTATGAATTTCTCCTTTGGGAGTTTATCCACGCGAATGCTCGCATTCATTAATACACTCATAACTAATCTAATTTAAAATTTAACAATTTTTCTTGCACTTCTGGACTAACAGAATAAACCTTTCTGATGTCATCTATTGATGCTCCCTCTCTAAGTCCTTTCTGTGCGTTATAAAATTCAGGTGTTTTGAATCTAAGAGAGGATTTTTTTTTAACTATCGCTTTATTGCCATCATCATCCTCAGCCTGTAAAGCTAATAATGACTGCAATGTATATCTTCTATAATAAGTAATTGCTGATCCTAACTTTTGAGGATCTTGAATATCTGGTAATCTTATTGAAGATTCTACATGACCAGATCCATTTATTTCTCTGATGATACTATAAACCTGCTGATCATTTATTGGTTGTAATAATAACAAACCATGCTTTTTTAACAAAGGATGTAATTGTCCTATAAGAGAATTTATATCAAAATACTTTGATTTATAAAATGGATTAGTAACATCCTTACTAATTATTCCAATCTCTAATTGCAATTTATATAATTTATTATATATTTCGCTTTGGGTGTTTTTTTCCATATCTAATTTTTAATTTTTGACCTGTTTGAATTTCTATGCAAGTTTCTAATTTATCAATATGATTTAATAAAGCATCTATTCTTGCAAGATAATATTCTGACTGGTTATAATTGTGAAACATCATTGACTATATTTAGTTCGTTTTGTAAACACTCTAATGCTAGCTGTCTGATATAGAGATTGTCCTGTGCTTTCTGCACATCTTTAGTATAATAATCAACTTGCCATTGAGCATCTTTGATTAATCTTTCTAGATCTTCTTTTGATCTAAGGGATTTCCCTGTGAATTGTATGTTTTGTTCTGTCATAATAAAATAAATTAACCACTTAGTTCATTCTAAGTATGGCATAAATATAAACAAAAAAGTTAATAAAACAAAATTAGACAAAAAAAAAGAGCCAATAAAATCAACTCCTTTTTCTAAGACAAAACAAACAGAACTTAAACAAATATAGTAATTATTTTAAATTATCAAATAATTCCTGATATTTTTTAATCATTTCTAATAAATCATTTGTGCTAAATTTTACTTCTGTTTGAGATTTAATATGAAGATCATTCGCAGTTGTTGATCCATATTTTTTATTTAACTCTAAACTAAATTTATATTGCTCTCCATGTTTAAATAAATTGCATCCAGAGCATTGCACCTGACAATTTTTATCATCCCACCTAGTAGCATAATGTCTGCGACTTTGAAAATGTCCACATTGTAAATATTTCCATTCATCTACCTTTCCACAAGTAAAGCAAGTTGCTTTTCCATGAACAGAATTTTTTTTTCTGATATACTTACTAAATATTGCATCTAATTTTTTCACAATTTTAGATCTGGATAATTTTTTTTTCATTTATCCTGATATTGCAAAAATTTATTCCCTAATTCCTTATCTATTTTAGATATTGCTCTGTATATATATCTGCTGTTTTTCTTAACTTGTTCTTTTTCTGACTTACTAGAATCTTTTCCTAGATTACAATATTGTATTGCATCTATATGTAACATTCTATCTATTTTATCTCTTTTTTTTAAAGATGTATATGAGAGAATTTTATCTATTTTATCATTTGAATAAATCATTTCATTTTTTTTAAATATAGTTATTATTGCAATAAAAGAAAAAAAGAAAAAAAAACCCCCAAAAAAAAAGAAAAAAATCTTAATAAAAAAAGTTGCAAGATCCAACAGAGAGTGGTTACCTGAAGTTTAGCAACTTGACTAGATTTGCGACTAGGATGTCAAATATATATAATTTTTTTTATCTCCCCTGTCCTCTATATGGTTTTTTATATTGTTTGCTTGTTTTTAACCTACTCAAATTTTTGCTGTGTGGATGCGATTTCCTCTTTCTTTTTACAAATGTTGATATTATTTTCTTTGGCATTATTTTCTGATAATTTTAGCTGTTTTTTCAATACCTCTAGATGTAAAATAAAAACCTAAACTCATAATTACTATCTGACCTAGTAAATCTACATACTGATTTGCTATATTAAATTCTCCAATGTTTCCATCAGTTATTGCAAATAAAGTATAAAGCACTAAACTAAAAATAGTTAATAATGGTCTGATGTTTTTACTCAACCATGAATCAGATTGCATATCATTTTTATGCCTTTCACTTATTTCTTTTTCTAAACTCAATTCATGTGACATAAATATGTTAGTCATTTCCTTTTCAAACTCAGCTTTTTCATCTTTTGTTTGTACAAATTTATCAACAACTCCAGAAATTTTGTCAGCTATACTACCTCCTGCTGATCCAAATATTTTTGCTAATATATTTTTCATAACTGTATTTTAAAATAATTACTAATAATGTGATTGTGAAAATGTTAGCATGCCAATGATCTCCACAGATTCCTAAAATGTGTTTTAATGTTTCCATATTATTGTTCTATTAAAATTCTATTTATTGATTTTTGAATGTCTTCTTTTGTTGCTTGTATTTTAAAAGATAGATCAGCAGCATATTGCATTTTTACTCTACCATCTTTTCCTAAAATAACAATCACAGGAACTGTCTTAATAGTTTCAACTATATTTTGTGGCTGTTCCTCTAGCCAAGCATATTGCACTTTTGCATTTTGTAAACCTCTAAGATTATAATCATTTCTAGAGTTCCATTTATAATTAAAATGTATAACTGTAATTTTGTCTTGAGCATTAGCTAAAAAGCCAAATAACATAAATGCTATTAAAATTAAATTTCTCATCTTTTGTAAACTTTATCTTCTATTTTATTTATTCTTTCCTTATTATCTAGAATATCTTCTTTTAATCCATCAGTAGATTTTTCAATTTGAATTATTGTGCTTCGCACCAACTCGTCCTTTAATTGAAACTCCATTTTTTGAACAAATTCATCTCCTGTAAAATTTTCAATTTTGTTGTTTATGTCTTGAATTTCTCCCTGTAAACTAAACCACATGCTAGCTAGAGAGATAACCCCACCAACAAGCAAGCCAATAGTTTTAAGGTCAAGTTTTACTTCTGTATCTTCACTTAGTTTTTTTGCCATTGTCTTTTTCTATTATTTTTTTTATTGTATAAATTATTGTGCAGATTAATAAAATTATTTTTAATGATAATTCTATTTCTGTCATTGATATACCAAGTGCTATTGTGTTGAATAAATATATTTTCATATCTACATTTTCCATTTTATTTTTTATCTATTTGTTTCAATTTATTTATAGCCCATTCAACCCCAGAAGTGCCACCCCAAGCATCCCACATAATGCCACCACATCCCTCAGAATATGGCACATCTTTGCTTTTTTGATGCCTTTTAAAAGATGCCATTCTTGCAATAGTATCTCTGGATATATTTTTTTTGTCTGCTAGCTGTCTAGCCCTTGTCCACCCTACCTGAGTTCCACATGAAGATCCTTTTTCTTCTTTCCATTTTATTGCTCTCTTAGCATTATTACTAGCAGAATCAGGATAATCGTTGTATGATTCTAATTCAACCTCACTAGAGCCTTTAAAAGCCTTATAACACATTGCTACAGCTTGTTCTCTAGGATGATATTTCATCAACTGAGGTATGCATCTAATCATAAATGCAGATTGTTTCTCATTTTGTTTTCTCTTTGGTATTGGCATCTTAATATATTTTTATGTGCAATACTAAAAAAAGGAAATAAAAATTGATTTCTAAAAAATCATTAGCATTATCTTTTGGGTGTATAGAAACTCCTAGAATAAAAGAATAGCATTGTAGCGTTCTATCTATTATAGCAATTTCATATTTCATCACATTCTAAAATAAGTTACTCTGCTCCCTTTATATTTAGCCCTTAGCACATCTTTTCTATTATCTTTTTTATTCTTGTAACTCACATGTATCCATCTTGGGTTTTCATCATTTCCAAATTCCCATATGAGTTGGTCAAACTCTAATTTTTCTTTTATATACTCAAATAATTCTCCATTTGTTTTTTTTCCTAATGTAGAAATATCTATTGCTTCTCCAGACATATGACTGCTAGTCAAACTTCCTTTCAAAGCAGAATTTAATTTTGGAGATCTATAAAAAGAATTTACATTAATTGGGTGTTTGCACCATTCTCTCAATGGCTCAAATACTTCTTCTGCAACCACCACCATTTTTTTTAAAATGTCATCTGTTGGTTTATTGTCAATCTTCAACTTAGTAGCAGTTGCAGATCTAACACCCTCATTGTATGATATGTGTTTACTTATTATCTTCTTCTTTGATTTCTTCGTAGCTTCCATCTTTTAAATCTATGTTTATTTTTCCATAAGAATCTTCCAATTCCTTTTTAAGTTCCTCTTGTTTACCAACTTCATCAGCATACATATGCAATAAGCTATGCTTTTGAGTTTCTAATAATCCTAAATCATGCTTTATAGCACCTAATTTTTGTTGGAACTCTTGTAATTTTTCTAATTCTTCTTTTTTAATTTTTGACATTGTTTTTAAATTTATTGTTAATAATATTCAAATATAAAGATTATTTATTATTGGTCTGTATAATATGAAAATGTAATTCTACATTCGTGTGTTCCTGCCCCTAATTCATTTCCATAATTTCCATTATAATCAGACCCCATAAATAAACCTAATGTAGTATTATTTTCTGGAACTGAAAATAAAATTGGATTTGTATCATTTTTCATAAAAATAACAACTGCAGAATCTCTATTTAAATTATTAGCACCTCTGAATGGGAAATTTTTAATACCAACATTATCATTTACAGGTGAACCTGTTATAGTCCAATTTATTGAAATCCATACTGTAACTAAACTTCCTACTTTTGTATAAGTTCCTGTTGCTGCATTATCTGTTGTGTTTCCTTGATCTGTTGAATTTTGATAATATGCTTGAGGTGTCCAAGTTCCTTCTTCATAATCATCTAATAAATTAGCACTTCCTGTACCACCTAAATAAATTCCTTTTCCTGCTGTTTCAACTAAAATACTTCCTGTTTTAACTTCAATATCCCCTGTATCATTAATAACCATTCTTTTTGCAGGCACAGCAGTTCCATCAGAAGAAGTATGAAATTCCAATCTTCCAGGCATATCCCCTGAGCCAGGTGTTCCATCAATTGCACTACGAATATCAGCTATTCTTTTATAAGCACCTCCATCATAACCATAAAAACCAATTAAACCTACTGTTTCATTAGCTTGTACTATTGTTGGACTTGCACCTGTTCCACTTGATTTTCCTAATCCTATAAATGAGAAATTCCCTACTGCATCACTATGTGACATAATTTGAGCAGAAGCAAAAGTATCATTTTCAACATTTAAATCTCCTGTTCCATAATTAGTGTTAGAAGATGGGCTGTCTGTACCAATACAAACATCTCCTGTTGATAATATTGACATTTTTTTATCAGTCCCTGCACTACCTTTTATAAAATCTAAACCATAAGCATTTGCACCACTTACTGGGTTAGACCTTAATGTCCAAGTTGAGCCACTTGTAATATCCAATTCAGCAGCAGAAGTTCCTGCTGTATTTATTGTTCTTATTGCACCCTCTACATCTAATTTTTTAGCAGCAACTTTACCAATACCAACTCCACCTGATGAGTCAATAGTCATGCGAGTAGTAGCACTTGTGCTAAATTTTACAGCTCCTGCAAAATCATTATCAATATGAATATCTCCCACATCATCATTTCTAATTATAATACCTGCTGAATTTGCACCTGTATTTCTTAGATATGATGTTCCCTTTGTATTATCTATAAACAAATGACTTCCATTATGCTCAATAGTTGCATCTGCATCTGTTCCAAATCTCGCTTTAACTTGGTCAAGATGTGTAGTATGATCATTAAAAATAACTGCTGCAGAAAATGATGAAGTTCCTGATGACCCATCAATAGTTAATCTTGCAGTGCCATCAGTATATAAGAACATATCATCTTTAGCTCGCAAGTGCATATCACATCCTGCAACATTTCCTGTTGATAAATCTACCACACCAGCTGTACTTGCATGTTCATTTCCATATAACCTCATTCTAGCACCTCTACCATCACTATCTGCACCACCACCTGCTAGACTTAATTGTTTTGTATCTGAGCCATCAGCAGTATTCATTGAAAGAACAGTAGTGTTTGCAGTTGCTCCTGTAAATTGTATGTTTCCTGAGCTATCAACCCTCATTCTTTCTAAACCACTTGTAGCAAAAAGCATAGCATTTGAATCGTGTTTATAAGAAATACTACCAATGGTTGAGCCTGCATCTGCAGCATCATTTGAATCTGCAAATGTTAAATCGCTTGATTTAGTGTCACCTGCAGTAATTGCTAACCTTGTATGACCACTTGTTGTTCCTACTTGTAAAATATTATTGTATGCACCACTAAAAGGGTTTGGTATTGTTGAAGTCCCTATGCCTACAAAACTCGTAAAACTTGCATTTCCTGTATTTTGTGCAATTTCTAATGCTTGACCATGATTAGGAACAAAAAATGTCATACTTCCTGCAGTACTTTGAAAAGTAGTAGCTGCTTTGACAATGCCTGTTGAAGTTACACTACCTGAATTTATTGTTCCTGCAAAAGTTGCATTTTGATTATTGTCTATGGTTAAACCAACTGCTCTAGAACCTGCAGAACCTGTTTCTAATATTGTTTGGTAACCTGATAGAACTGCTCCTGCACTTGATTTATAAAATACAGCATCCCCAGTTGTAGGAGTTGAGGTGTCTGTACTACACAAAACCTGACCTGCTGTAGAAATATTTGATAAAACACTTAAAGTTCCTGTTGATAAACCAACTGTTAAAGCTGTTAGACTTGTTGTTGATATTGTGAAATCTGTACCAGATGCTTTAAGAATAGGATCAGCTCCACCTCCTGCTAAATTATTAAATTTAAGTTCAGGATTACTTTTTCCAATTTCTACATTTCCTGCAAATGTCGTTTTTTGATTAACATCTATTGTGACTGCTGTTGTGTAACTTGAGCCATTAACTAAAAATAAATTTCCACCTGCTGAAGTACCTACATATAAATCGTTACTTGAATCTAATTCAAGAGTAGTTCTTTCTGTTCCACCACTATCTTTAAACCTTATTTCTGTATTGTTGTCAATGACAAGTTTATTTGAAAAAGATGAATTGCCACCTACATTTAAATTTTGAGTTGTTGTTAATCCACCTGTAACTGTGATTGTACTTCCTGATTCTGCCATTATAGAATCTGCAATAACATTTGTAGAACTAAATTTAGCAATGTTTCCTGCTGTTCCTGTTCCATCAACTTGTGTATGGTCTAATTTTTCCCAAACATTTCCTGCTCCTGCAATAACCCAATCTCCAACTGCCCAATTTGATAATCCATTCAATGATTGAGTTCCACCAACTGAAACCACAAAATAATGACCCTGAGTTATAAAAGGAGAGTTGTCTATTGTATATGCTTGACCTGACACCATGATGTCTGCATCAAGTGTTAATTGTGTGTTACTATCAACATTTGTAACAAGAGCTGTTGCTCCTGATGCTTGATTAACAACTTGGTCACCATTTGTAACTGTGCTTGTAAAGTTTTGACCTGACTGAATTAATTTATTTGTAGCTGTTCCTGTTGTAGTTCCTGAATCTGCTTCTCCACCACCACTTTGTAAAGTAGGTGTATTTGTGTTTGCATTCCATGTTCCCATGAATCTTAATCCACCTGCCAAAGTATTGATTTGACTTTGTGCTTTTCCAAATGCCTGTAAAATAGAATCACTTGCTAATATGTTTGAAGCTGTTGGAGATGCTAAACCTGTTAGCACTTTTCCTGTAACAGAATCATTGTCTAATGTGACTGCACCAGATACATTTGAACTTCCATCAAAGCTACTTATAGTAGCAGTCGCTTGACCAGTCAGAGAGATGTCTCTAGCAGTTTGAAGTGCTGTTGCTGATGCAGAGTTCACACTAATTGAACTTGGTAAACCTATTTGTAGTTGCTGATTACTAGCTGTGGTTTCTACTTCATTTGCAGTACCAATAACACTAAATGTTTGTGTATTAAGTGCAACATCTCCTGTTCCAGAATCTCCACCAAAATCTAAATCACTTGCAGCATCTAAATCATCTACATATTTTTTTGTAGCAGCATCTTGTGCTAGAGTAGGGTCTGTTAATCCTGATAATCTTCCTGTTATTGTAACACCTGTTGATGTTGTCTCAAGTTTTTTAACATCGTTAAAGAATAAATCAACACCTGCATTTTCAGTTAAAGTTATCCACGCTTTGCCAGTTCCATAAGTTTGAAAATACATATTGTCAGATGACCTCAAATATAAATCTCCTGTACCTGATTCATCAATAAACGAATTACCATTATGATAAATTTCTAAACCATCACTAGCAGTTCCATAAATGCTTTTTACATTGTCATTATGGATAGTACTGCCTGTCATAGTTCCCCCTGCCAATGGCAAGAAAGACCCACCACTTCCTGTGATAGTTCCTGTGACTTCTAAGTTTCCTGTTACTTTTGCACCTGCTGTAACTGTCTCAAATCTTTTTGTATTATTATAATATAATTCATTTCCCTCATCTTTAAGGAATCTAGCCATTGTATCTCCTGCATCATCTAGAATATTAACCCTATTCCCTCCTCTTAAAATAAGGTTTCCTGCACCTGTTTCTTTTATATAAGAATTACTGCCATCATGGTAAATTTCTAAATCCTGACTTGCTCCAAATCTTGCCTTTGCATCATCTGCAAAATCTATATTTCCTGCAATTCCAACATTGCCACTCAATGCAGGGTTTGTTACTATTCCAATTTGTAATGTATTTCCACCAACTGAAGGTACTGTTGTCTCAATCTCATTTGCTGTTCCTAAAATGATAAATTTTTCACTATCTAAATCAACATCTCCATCAACTGTTGCATCATCCCCTCTAAAATCTAAATCTTGAGCAGTAACATGAGTTTCTACAAAATCTTTGACTGCTTTACTTGTAGGAATAGATGTGTCATTATTGTTGTTTGGTATGCCATCTGCAGAATCTACAAACTTTGTGATTACAATGTTTTCTGCTGTATCTTTTAATGAGCCAAATGCTAAAACTGAATTTACTCTAAAATCTCCTGCATTATTAACAAACAAACCTGTTGCATTTCCAGATCCATCAGTTAATTCTTTTAATGTTGCAGAAATAGCAGCATTATCAGTTGTCTTAATTAAGCCAACATAGGTATCTGATATTCGTGTGTTAAATAGTGTCGCCATCTTTTTTTGTTTTATTTTCTTCTATCTTTTTTAAAAATATTTTTAATTTCTTCAAATTTTTTTCCTTTGGTTTTGATTTCCATGTACTTCCTTTATAACTCATAAAACCCATCCATTAAATGTTGCATCCTGAGATGGATATATATCATCATTTGAATTAGATACATATTTTGGAAATTGACTTTGATTAAAAGCCATATAATCAATAAATCTTCTAGAATACCATTCAGCATTTGTTCTTGCTTTTTCAACTAAAAAATCCACCTCGTTTTTACTTACTGTTTCTGATGTTTCACTTAAATGTTTGTAAACCCCTCCATTACGAATTTGGTAAGCAGCAAATGGAATATATTCCACCTGAGCAAACCAGATTAACATTGGTTGGATGTAGTCTTGTAATAATGTTTTGTATTTAGCATTTGCAACCTGATCAATATTTGGCATTTTTTCAATCAATTCATTATATAACTCAGTTCCCATATAATTTTGTATATGTATTTCCTGTGCGATTTTTAGAAATTGAATGAATTTGTTGGTATCAACATTGCCATCAATGATGCTGTTCCTAACTAGATCTGTTCTATTTATAAATAATTGTGTCGCCATAATTTATTTCTTTGGATATGCCCCCCTGCCTGGCAATTTATCTGTTGCAATTTCACTTTGTCTTGTTCCTCTAGGATTTTTAATATAAGATCTAGGGATTGTGCCTGTTCTTTTATAATTATCTAGATTAGAACTTTCATATTTTCCACTTTTTAATCTAAACAAAACCCTCTCCCAAACATGTTGGCAATAAATACCACCTTTTAATTTAAAAATGTCGTATCTTATATTAGGTCTGTGTCTAAATTGAACATTTACAGATTCAAAATTTGATGCTCTATCAATATCCTCTATTCTCCAAACCAAACCAGATTTTCTATTTCCACTTAATCGCATCATTTCTTTGCAAAAATCTCTAGATTTTGATGTGGTACTATATCCTTTGCCATTAGCATATCTATAACGAATTTTATATAGTCCATTTTTGCTATCTAAGTAACTAAATGCTGATCCATCTCTCGTGCTCCCTACATTATCCTCACTTGCACCTTTAAGACCCACAAAATCCTTTATTTTGGACAAAGTAGATTTCTTAGGTTGAATTAAATATTCAGCATAATCCTCTGCACTTATTTCTTCATCTTTCAAAACAGCGACTTCTTCATATAATTCATCAACAGGTCTGCCTGTTATTGCTAAACTACCAACAACATTTTTTGCATCTGATTCACATAATTCTGTTGCCATTGGCACACAGTTTGGAACTTCTTTGCCATTCTTTTTCTTTGTACCAATTTGCTCATAGCCATCCCAACATGGTGCTTTTAATTCTTCATGATTCTCGCAGGGCATATAATAAGTAACACCCTCAACCTCATGCTCATGAGATCCCTCGCAACCCATTTCTTTTGCTTTTTCTTCTGCTTCTTTTTTTGTATCATATGCTTGTTTGCCATCAATCATTTTTAAATCAACAAACTCACTTAATTTAGTTTTACTCATTTTAACACAGTTAGGAACTTTTCTTCCATTTTTCATTTTCATTCCTCTCTGTTCGTAACCATCCCAACAAGGTTTTTTCAATTTTTTAATATGTTCTTTACATGGCATATACCATATAACACCCTCATATTCGTGAGTATGTATTCCATCACATCCAATATTTTTTGCCATCTCCTCAGCTTTCTCTTTTGTTGAATAAGCTAATCTATCATCAATAATCGCAAAGTCATCATCAATAGGCATTGACTTTAAATCTGTACTAAACTCATATCCTGTTTCTTCTTCAATATCTTCTCTATCCTGTAACCTAGAATCAACCTCAGTAAATTCTAATGGTTGTAATGTTGTAAAATAGAGGTTTAAGGCAATATCATTATAAGCCAATATATGATCAAAACAATCAATTAATAATTCCTGAAATGGTCTAATAACAGTATTGTCCATTAATAAACTTGCTGTCTTTATTTCATCTGCATTATTTCCTAATCCTGATTGATCCTTAATTCCTAAAAGCATAGGAGATACAATTCTGTGAGCCACCATAATTTTTTTAGTAGATTCTTCACTTAAAAACTGATATTGCTGATGAGCATCTGAAAGCTGTACAGGTGTTATATCTGCTGCTGCTTCTTTATTGTCGTTAAAAGCAAGTATAAATTTGCCCGCATTACTCGTGCCAGAAAATTTCTGTGCTATTTTTTGTTCTAATAATTGTCTTTCTTCTTGATTAGGAGTACCATTATTAAAGTTAATTAACATACTTGGTGCTAAACCATTCATAATATTATTTAAATGGTAATTTGAGATCTCCTCCTCCAATTCTGCATATTGTAAACCACCCTGATAATCCACAGGTGCATAGTAATAAAATCCTGCCTTATAAGGTTTAATATAATAAATCTCTATTGGATCTTTTGACATACCAAAAGCAGGTATTCTTTTTGGAACTTCATTTGGTTTTAACTTAGCCCAATCTTTAAAATAATAATATGCAGGGATTTCTCCATCTTCATTAGCTTTTGCTGCTCTTAATGTTTCAACTGGTATGTGTTCTAATTTAACAATCTTAGATCTGTTCTTATTATATATAACCTGAACAGAGCATTGCCCCATTAACTTTAAATCATAGCATAATTTTCTAACACAATCTTTTTTAAACAAAGAAATCATTTGTGCATATTCCTCTGGTTTTCTAGATGAATCAGTTGCATTTAATCCTTTGCCATATATCTGCTGACTAATGCCATTTATTGCAGCATTATTTGTTGGACTTCCATTATATCTGTCAATTAAAAACTGAAAATAATTATTATCAGCACCATAATCAACCCAATCCCTATTGTTTACTTCAACAATTTCTGGAGATGTATATGTGCTTAAATTAACAAAACTATATTCAGAGTTATGTCTAACAAATTGCCCTTTTTTATTTCTTTTTAAATTTTTTTTCATGATGTTACAATATACTCATTATTATAAGCAGTCGTAGTTATAAACTGACCTTTATTCATATCATAATATTTATCAACCTTTTGATCAATGGTTTCATTTGTGCAAAATATTCTGTCTTTATAAAATACATTTATAAAATCACTTGCATCATTCCATAATCTTGTATAATTCTGCCATAAACTAAAATTCTGATTCCAGAAAGCATAGTTAGAAAACAATTCTAAATCGTAAAAATGATTTACAACGAGCAGAGGATTAAAAGATTGCGACCATGTTAAATAATTTCCTGATGTACTTGCACCACTTATACTGACTTCTGTTCTAACATTAGTTGAATCATCTGTATAAGCCACCTGAAATGCACTTTCATATATTCTAGGAATAACTTTTAATGTTTGAGGTGTGTTTGTATTAAGTACAATCATACTTATATAACGAAAATAAAATGTTTATTTGTAAAAATAAAAAAAGCACCCATATAGAGTGCTTCTTTTTTAGATTAATTAGAATGAATTTCTAATTAGGTACGATTTGAGTATTTGATCCTGATACTACCCCTGCATCTACAAAATAAGGTGCAGTTTCTTCAAGACCCTCCATTACTAAGGTAAATCCTGAAAGGTCGCCTGCAGCTGCTCCAGTTACAATTGTGCCCCCAGTTACCTCCATGCCATTCTCATAGCCACAAAGGAATTGATTTCCATAGTAATCTTCTACAACAATCACAGGTCTTGCGACTGCAATAAGTTGTAATTCATTTTTTGTTAAGTTATCTAAAAATGTTAAAGTCATATTTAGAGTTTGTGTATAAAAAGTAGTTCCATTATCTCTAGAACTAGTAATAGTTGTTTCTAATGAAGAATTTCCTTTTAAATCAAATTGAAACCAAGTAGGCGATCCTGAGAAAGCTGAAATGGTTTGATCAGCATCTACAGTTGCAGTGACAGGAAAATCTGCCATATAAACTGTTTTAATGCCACCAAAAGCTGATTTGCAAGGTACTTTTCTTCCTGTTGTCAATGCACATGCCATAGTATTATTTTTTTATTTAAAAAAAAAGGTAAGTAAGTAAAATCTCACTTACCTCTTTTTCAGGTTAATTTAATTTATTAAGAATAGTAAACTAGATCCTCAGAAATGCCATACTGCACAGAAGCTGAAAATCTCATTATCATTCTCACATTTTGCGATCCATCAATGTCCTGCATGTCTATGACCTTAACTTCGTTCATATTATTTAGCAAGCCACAGCCAAAGTATAAGTTACTTCTCTGAGCAGCAAACATTTTGTTAGCTGACATACCTGGGCAAACAAAAATCTTGACACCATTCACAGTTAATGATCCATTGTTCCACCATTGAGTTCCCTGATCATTCACACCTGCAGCACCTAAGCCATTAGCAGCAAAGCCACCTAATGCTTGAACATATGCTTTAGCAGTAGCACTTGGAATGTAGATAAATAAATCTTCTTTTCCATAAAGAGCAGATGGTATTGCATCCACTACTCTGCTTAATTCTGCAATAACATTTCCAGAGTTGATTCCACCACCAACTGCAGCAAGATCCTGACCTGCAGGAATATTGCCATCAGCAGTCATTAATGTTTCAAATCCATCATATTCTCCTGCATTTGCAGCAACTCCTGTGAAAATAGTTTGTTCTGTTTTCTGAGCAACTTGATTTGCTACATGAGCAAGCATAAAGTCGCTAAATTTAGGAGGTAAAGTTCTACCCATACCATAGCCCATGCTTTGAGCTTCCCAATCATTAATAAAATCTTTCTTACATAATTGAAGGTTAACTTGTAACTCAGTTGGCTCTATAATTCTTTCTGTTAGAGTAACACTTGAGTTAGGATTAAAGTCACAGCTAGCATCTGATACTACTGCACCTGTATCCAATCTTTTAATCACTTCTTTGTAAGCAATATTTGGTTTTACTGTTAGACCTCCATCATCAATTGTGGAAGCACTTAATAAAGCTGCAGCTATATATTCACCTGCGAACTCACCTGCATAGGTTGTCGTGATGTTAGTTGCAGTTGCTAATTCAATTTTTCTATTATTCATTTTATTTAATTTTTAAATTTTAATTTATTACGCTTCAAATGCCCAAATTCCCTGAGATCCACAAATTGCCCACTCAGTAGAAGATACTGCACATAATTCAACCCAATCTCCTTTTTTAGAAGTTCCTGCTGTATTTACAATATGCTTCCCATTTGCTCCTGCACCATTACTCGCTGCTGAAACTACTGAATCAGCCAAAGTGAATGATCCAATGATTTTATTATTTGCATGAGGGTCTAGTGTTAAACCATGAGTTCCCCCTGTTCCTAAATTTCTAAATCTATAAGTTAGACCTACATAATTAGAATTTAATTCAGGTAATGTGTGAGTATGTGACCCACCACTTGAATTTTGATCTGCACCTGCATCTGATACTGAAATGGCTTTATTGCCAACTAGAGAATCTTGAACAGGTCTGTTTCTGTTTACATCATTTGATGAATATTTAAATGTGCTCATTTTTATTTATTTATTTTGTTATTTAATTTATTTAAAACTCTATCTAAAGTTGTTTTATATTGTCCTTTAGCGAAAACTTTTTGTTTAATTTCTCCAAAAGATGCTTCAGGGCTATGTTTGATTGGCTCTACAGCAGCTTCAGATAATTCTTCCTTAGAAAATTCTTCTTTAATTGTTCTGGATTTAGGTTGTCTATTAACTTCATTCTCCATTTCAACTTCTTCTTCTTCTTCCATTTTAGATTCCTTATCTTTTTTAAGATCTGAAATAGCATCTTCAAGATTTTTAATTCTTATTTCCATGCCTTTCCAATCAGCAACATCAGCTTCCTCATCCATTTTTTCTTCTTCTTTCTTTTCTTCTAAATCTTCTGTTTCTTCTTTCTTGTAACCATCCTCATCTTTTTCTTTTCCTGCATCTTCTTTTTGTGGTACATCATCAGATGGTTGTCTCATATCAGCAATCATGCCTTCTTCTTCAACAACTAATAATCTACCATCTTCTAAAATATACTCGCCCACAGGCATAGCAACTTTTTCATCATCTGTTTTAATAAATATCTCTTTTCCTTTTTCAAAAGAGTCAGCTTCTACAAGTGTGCCATTTTCTAACTTCTGTTCTTCAAGTTTTACTTCAAGATTCAAAAGTGTTTTTATTTGATTTATCATTTCTTGATTTTTCATAATATATAGTATAACGATTTTAATTTTTAATTTTGCATTTTTAACTTATTTTGGTTACAACACCAACTCCCTGATTCATAATGTCCTGATTACAGCACTTTCTTGAATAGGTTAAACTATCTTTACATAAACATGCTCTAGTTGATCCTCTGGGACTACTTCTAGCAGGAATATAATTTGTAATTTTTCTGTTCATTAATATATAGTTCTAGCTTTTGTTCCTAAGTCTACACCTGCAACATCTACTTCTTGAATAGCTTTTTCAAGATCTTTGAATCCTCCAATATTACTTGGTGCAACTCCTAAATCTTTCGCAGCTTTTTCTGCTTTCTGCATTAATTTAACTCCTCTGTCATAAAGTTTATCTCCAGATTCAGCTAATTTTTCTAATCTTTTTTCTGCTTTGTCTGCTTCTGCAAAGATTTTGTCAATTCTTTTTTTGAAATCATCTGCTTCTTTTTCGCCATTTTTCATTTCTTGGACTTTGCCTTTCATTTGGTTTATAAGTCCTTTAATGTCATCAGCTATTGCTAATTCAACTTTTGCTAATTCTGTTTTATCCTTTGGTAGTTTAGCTACTATCTTATTAAATTTTTCTGGTGTAATCATGATTGTAATATTTCTTTTATTTTATTAATTAATTTTTCATCTTTTGATAATCCAACAGAATCTTTTGGTCTTTCCATTTTATCAGCAAAGTAGCCCTCTATTGAGAATCCTTTGACCTTTCCTGTTTTTACATATTCATTCCAGACCTCGTCATTATTTACTTTGACTGAGCCCATCCATGTACCAACAGGCACATTCATGCCATATTTTCTAGATTTGTCAAACTTTGTATCCTCAACTATCCATGATTCTACCAATGTCAAACCATTCAAAGAATGTTGATGTTCTAAGGTTGAATTGTTTTGATTTCCATTTTTGAGATATAATTGAGATGCTTTCTCAACTGTATCTTTTGAGAAATAAATGTAATAATCATCCTGATCATCTGAGTTTCTGAAAATAGGTTTATTAGGGATTAATAATGCTCCCATTAATATTTTCTTTTCTTTATTTATTTCTGCTAATTTGATTTCATCAGCTTTTAAAGCGACAAAATCTGCTTCAATAGCAGGAGATTCTACAATGCTTATTGCTTCAATCCCTGTCATTTCTTGATCTTCATCAAGCACTAATTCTACTATTCTCATAATATTATAACGAATTTAATTTTGTTTTTTGTATTTATAATGTTGCACCATCAACAATGTTCCTTTCTAAACTCTGTGCAGTAGTTACTTCACTTGCTACAACAAAGGTTTGTATTGGTTGCTGATTCTGACCTGCAATAATATCTGCAAGTTGATTTTCTCCTGTTCCACTAACAGATGTTAGGTCTGGAGGAAGTGATGCTGCTGATCCAACTGATGCTGTGGGTGTAGATATTTCTGTGCCACCACCAGATGCACCAACTGATGATGCTGCTGATTTTGCTTGACCAACTGCACTTTTTATTGCACCAATTATTCCAACTGCTTGAGCAACATAACCTATAATTAGAGGTATGTTAGCAGGAAAAGGTAATGCTGCAGAAGTTTTTGCTAAACCTGCTGCACTATCTGCTGCTCCCTCTGTTCCTTTTAAAGTTGCTTTTGTAACAGTTTGCTTAGC